TTGTGATGGAGTAGACTTAGGATTACCAGTTGCAAATTTAGAATATGATTCAATTAAAGCTTCATATTTTGTATCCATTGCTTTTTGAACTGATTCATATTTCATTTTCTTTTTCTTTTTAGCTTGCGCTGGAGTTGAAAAAGCATTTGGGGTTTGATATCCAGGTACGCCTCCTGTTGTACTCATTTCGTCAATTTCGTCTTCTGTTAATTCAATATCAGCTTCTGGATCTTGTTTTTGTAACTCCAATGCTTTTTGTTCATCATCAGTTTTTATAACTTCATTAACATCTTCACCTGGTTCATACCAAGTTCCATCACCATCCGAATCTTGCCATCTTTGTGGTTTTTCTTTAATGATTGCTCTATACTTATTCCATATGGAATGGAGATCTTCTTTTTCTATTTCAGAAAAATTTGAGTTAACATAGTCTTCAAATCTCGAAGGAGGAAGTGGGTTTAGAAGAAATGATCGAGAGAAATTTTTGCTACTGTTACCTAATGAAAAGGTATCATTACCTATATCTACTTTAGTTTCAGTATCTAGTTGTTGTATTATGGCATCTACATCTAAATCTTCTTTTTCATTTAGTTCTTCGAACTTAGATTCTATTTCTCGTAAAAATGATTTCATTTATTTGCCTTCTGTAATTCAGTTACCAAATCATAATATCTTAATAATGATAAAATATGGGACTCGTTGATTACTTTAATAGTTTCTACATTACATAACATTTCTGATAATTTATTTACTTTTATCTGTGTAACTGGATCTGTAATCTTTTTCGACTCTAATTTCAATTGATTTTTAATTGGGGGTATTATTTTTTTGAAATACAATTTTAATGACTCTGTATCATTAACGTGTGTAATATAATGATTAAGTAAATCTTTTTGATCTTCATTCAATCCAGAATATTTTTCATTAAATTTATCAACTAACATTTTGTATGCTAATAATCGCAAATCTTTATTTTGGCTTTTAAACGTTTCGAGAACTTCATCTTTAGTAGTAGTACCAGTTGCAGTTAACAATGTATGATTAACAATATTACTTTTGCATTCCATTAATTGTTTTGGATTGTCTTTATCTTCATATTCAAATAACATATATATTGAAGCCAATGTTTTATAGTTATTAATACGAATTTTTGACATTTTATCAAATATAAAATTGTTAGATATTTCTTTTACTAAATTATACCGTTGGCGTTTTAATAATGTACTATTAAGTTTACCGTGCACATCTTTACATGTACGTATAAAGTCTAACGATTTTGCCTCTGACTTAAACTGCTCTTTAATTAATGAATTATATAATTGTAATTCTTTTGATAATTCGGTATTTTTTCCGAAATATTTTTTAATTATATCGATAGTTTTTGACTTCTCCATTGTCATGGATTCTGAAGTTAGTTTTCTGACTAAGATTTCAAAAAGTATTGCAGTGTTTTTGTATTTTGAATGTTTTAACTTTTTCATGCCAATACATGGTCCCTTTACATATAAATATCGTTTAAATTATAAAATATTATTTTCATCTAACATTGATCGTGTATTTTTATCATCATCTGGAGTTTCGTTAATAACTTTCGCTCCTTTATTTTTAATTTTCTTTAGAATATCAGCATTTTCCGTAGCTACGGTTGATCTGCGGTTTCGAAATCTAGGATCTGGTTGGAATGTCGTATTCTTAACTTGATTAATGGTTTTGGCGCCAGTTGGATCCCAGCCCATATGATTCTTATGTTGGCCGTATTTAATACCTTCTGGAGGTCGGCCTCCTTTATCCTTTTCTTCAACATCATCACTGCTCATATGCATCGATGCTAAATCATGGGGAGTACCATATGATGTATTTGTTAAAGTAGGATCGTTGCCTTCCTGCTCAATTTGATTTTGTCTGAATCGTAATTTTAGATCTTCTACAACATTATTTCTTTCTTCTAACCATTCATCTTCCGACATATTAAAAATATATTCATATATATATTTATCCGAAACTAGTTTTGAATCTTTCATTGCAGTTGCCAATGTAATTTTTTCATTCATTAATGCAACTTTTTGTTGATCATAAATAATAGATGGCGACGTCAATTCTAATTCAAACCCTATTAAATCTTCTCCTTCATATCCTTGTGAATATAAATGTATAATTCCAATTTTTACTAATTCAGAAACAACAATCTTTTGTAATCGTTCGATTGTTCTGGCAAATCTAATATCCATTGACGCCAATGTAGTTTTTCCTTCAACCCCTTCGTCATATCCTAAAAATGGCTTTGGTATTTTTAATGCAGCCATCATTTTATGTTTTACATAATCAATATCCTCAATACCAGTAAATGTCATTCCAGGTAATGTTTCAATTTGAGTTTGGCTATTACCGCCACGAACTGGCAAGTAATAATCTTCAAGCATATTATTTAAATTAAATTTAAGATTATAATTTCCATTATTTTTATCTACATATGGAACTTTTTTCATTTTATTAATAATTTGTTCCATAAACGAATCAACTTCGTTTGGGGGAATATTACCAATATCAATTTTAAAAATACGTTTTTCTGGTGCACGCATAATTCTGTGAATAAGCATTGCATCTTCTAACATAGTTAATTTCTGAAATTCATTTCTGGCGCCTTCTAGCATTGATCTACCATATGGTAAAAAATTCGAATCAGACAATAATCTAAAATGAGCTAATTCAAAAACATCAAATTCTATATTTTCTGATGATGCGTGTCTGAATTTAATCTCATATTCGCCTGTTTCTTCTTTATACTGTTCCAATCGCTCGACTTCATATGACGACAATGGTCTTGCACTAATTATTCCAATGTCTTCTGCTATATCTAATTTTAAGAAAAAATCACCATATTTACACATATTTCGAATCCATGGCCATAAGTTGAATTCTATATTTAAAATATCATAATATAAATTATATAATATTTTTTGTACGTGGGTTTTGTTTGTTTTGATTGTGAGTATATCACCAAATTGATCTGCCAATGTAGATTCGTCTGAATAAATATCTAATGCAGATGATATAATAGGATCTTTATCCATCATTTCATAATCGGTATACAATTGCATACGATTTTGTTGCATATAATAATTTGAATCATATCCGCCATGCCCGCCGGTATTGTGTCTATTTGATCCGTGCAATCTTGTATATCTATCATATAGTTTTGATTGTGATATATTACCCGTAGACTGTAGTCTGTTTGTATCAACTACCTTTAATCGGTCTTTGCCAAATTTACGAACTACTACATTTGTAGAGAATAAATTACTTAAACGTTTTCTTAATGAAGCCATTATGTATCTTTTTATTTATTATAAATATAACTAACTATAGAAGCCAGGTCAAATTTTCATCATCGTGACCATTATTCCAATTCCAAGTATCTGATGATCGGTCCTGGCCGTTAGTATATATTGTTGTATCTGTTTTCTGCACTTTTGATAATGCTCGTTTATTTAAGTCGATTCCGTGTTGTCTTAATTTTAAACTTGTATCTCTTAACCATAATCCTATTGCATAAGCCATTACCAAATCATCATTATATCCAACTTGTGATTGGGCTTTTCCATTAAGCCATACAAATACAAACAATTCTTGAATTAATCTTTTTGATTTTATTATTGGTGTTCCTTCACGCATATACATTTCTAGTGCTGATATCATTAATGGTCTAGTTCTAGATGTAGTTGAAACCCCGGGTACCATTTTAGTCTTATCTTTCATGTCATACCCTTTTAAAAGTTGAACTTCTAGATCGACATAACCATCATCTTTATATGTATAAAATAAATTTTCATAATTTCTATCTAATGCCGGCTGTACAGCAGCCCATCCAATATTGGCATTTTCAATTGCTAATAATGCATTGTTCCATTCTGTAGCAACAGTTACTAACATGTTACCAAAGTCCTTTGGAGGTAATTTACCTTTATATTCAGCTACTTGCGTTATAGTTTCTACATCAATTACATGAAACGTTGACCAATCTGCGCCGTCGCCACGTGCAACATCAGCTACAACAATATAATTTTTTGTATAATCTGGATATTCCCATATCCAATACCCATTATCAAATCCACGTTTTTCAACCGGCTCTTGACATTTTGATTCAAATTCTTGGAGAATTAAACCATCTACTACTGTATGTCCAGATGATATAAAATCACAATCGCACTCTTGAGCTGCACCTCTATCTCCTAATAACTTAGACTGTTCATCTCTCCAAAACTGATCGCGTTCTGGATGTAATGCCCAATTTAATTTTATTGTTTCAAATCCATTAACGCCATTTTCGGCATCAACCCATGTTTGATGAAACCAATTACCAATACCATTTGGAGTTGATAATACAATAGCTCCACCACCAGTAGATAATGTTGCTTGGGATGCTACCCAAATTTCTTCTATATTTCTAATAAATGCAGCTTCATCAACTATTAATAATGATAGTGCCTCAGAACGAGCTCCAGTAGATGAACTAGAAATTGCTTTAATTTCTGACCCATTTGCAAATTTTAATGATAATTTGTTATTGGTAATAATTTGTGTTTTTAACCAACTAGGTAAGTTTTCATTCATTATCTGAACTTTACTTACTAAATTCTTTGCTACATCCTGTGTCGTTGCTATAACTAAAACGTTGAAGTCTTCATTAAATAACATTGACCACAATGCATATCCAGCTGATAATGTTGATATACCTAATTGCCTTGATTTTAAAATTACGTTATAACGATTATTTTGTAATGTAGATAATGATTCTTCTTGGAATGGAAATAAATTAAATTTTATTTTTCCTTTAATTGGATGTTGAATATAACAAAATTGTCGCATAAAGTATACAGGGTCATTTGCACACTTTAAGTATTGCTCCTTTATAATTTGTTTTATATTTTGATCTGCCATTATTGAATAACTTCTACAATTAGTTTTCCGGTTAATAGGGTAGTTAATATACCACTACTAAACCAGATTATTTTATTGTCATACCATTTTGGTTTAAGAAGTTTTTCGCGTTCGATATACAAATTTATATTATCCTTTAAAAATATATTTTTTTGTTCCAAATATAAATTTTCTAAGCTATCCAAATATATGATCTGGTCTAAATCATTAATTAACACTTCCTGATCCAAAATAATTTCGTTATTAATAGAATCTAAATAATATAATGAATCTAATGTATTAGATATTCCTATTACTTGATTACTAGTAAAACAAGTATCAGCTACTTGCGTGAAAATTATTACTGGATATAAATATAATATAATAAAAAAATATTTCATTTCCTAGTTCTTTTTAATATATTTGATTTTGCCGATTTAACTGATTCGTTGGTTGTGGTTTCTTTTTTAGGAACAGACGCTTTTTTTGTTTTTTTAGTTTTAATTTTTGCTTTTTGATTCTTTACTGTTTTTTTAAGTTTCGATTTTGTTTGCTTTATTGTTTTAATTTTTTCATCTATTTTAACTATCTCGTTATTATTAGTATCAATTTTCTTTTTTGTTGATTCCAATTTTTCGTTTGTGTTTTTTTTAGAAAAAATAAATAATAAAGCAAATACTCCAGCTACTGCACCTATAATTAATTTCCAATATTTTTTAATTAATTTCATCTTCTTTTTTATCTTTATTAATATTTGCTAAAAACTCTTCTTTAAATTTAGCAAATTGCATTTCTACCTGTTCTTCAAATTCCTCGGTTGTCATTCGGGCAGCCCATGATTCTGTTAATCCATCTGCATTTGTGACATATGATTGTGCTTCAGTAAATGTTTTTTTCAATGTTTCTACATCTTGTTCTGCGTCTTTTAACCAAGACAATGCACTTGCATGTATTCGTTCTTTTTCATATTCTTCAAATTTACCTTCTACACGAAGTTGATGTTCCATATCGATTACACAATCATAACACATTCCGTGTGATTTTTTCATTTTCACATCTAAATGATTATATGTAGTTTTACAACATTCTTTTTTGCAATTTGGGTATGAGTTTAAATAATCACGAATTTCTTCTGTTATTGAATTAGCAGGCTTTTTAATACGATAACCATTTTTTTGTTCTATACGATATAAAGTATTACCAATTTTTTCTTCCCATATATCTCCAACTTCATGCTTTTTATTTTGTTTAGCAGAATGTGCTGCATCAGAATAACCATGAGTTTTTCTAGTTTGAAATTTATGAGTGCCATCGAGCATTTGCTTAATAGCTTTAACATTTTGTAACTTTTTTGATTTGGCCATATAAATTTATTTTTTATTTTTGTTTTTCAATCGCTCTTTTTATTATTAAGCCGAAAAACTGCAGTTTGTCCCTTTTTGTTTCTGGGTCATCTTCTGACATTAATTGAGTTATTGCTTTCATTACCATTGGCATTTGTTGTCGGAAATTATTCCCCTTTGCTTTAACTGCCGTTACAAAATTTGCAACCCTAGCGTCAGCATCAACTTCTGGTGCTTCGGCTTCTGGTGCTTCGGCTTCTGGTGCTTCGGCTTCTGGTGCAGGTGGAGCTTCGGCTTCTGGTGCTTCTTCTTCTGGTGCAGGTGGAGCTTCGGCTTCTGGTGCTTCGGCTTCTGGTTCCGGAGCCGGCGGAGCTTCTACTTCTGGAGCAGGAGGAGCTTCTGCAGAAACTGCAGGTGCATCTACTGCTGGTTCTGGTTCTGGTGTATCAGCTAATGGTTCTTCTTTTTCTGCGGCTTCTACTATAAATTTAGCTACCTTTCTTTTAACAATCTCTCTAACTAATTTTTCTTTTTGTTCTTTAGTTAATTTTTCAATTTGAGTCATATATCCCCCATCTTTCTTAGCTAATGTCGCAAGGACATCTTTTGTATCAGCTTCAATATTTTTTTTAAATGTTTTCATTGCATGTGCTGGCATTTTTATATCGCCATCTTCCATAGACTTAATTGGATACATTATATCAGAGTCTTTTGTCTTTGATACCATATTTTCAGAATCGCCGATATCTGAATATTTAATTTTTCTAGGAACATCTGGAGCTGGTTCTCCGGATGCGTCTATTACCATATTATCAGTTTCTTTTCCTTGATAATCTTTAAGATCTTTTCTTGGTTTATGTTTTGAATTTTCTGGTTTTTTGTATTTTTTCTTAGCCATAATTTATTTGCCTTAATTTTATATAAATATTATCTAGAATACTTTAATGTACCTAATATTTGATTTACTGGTGCGAATGCTCCGGTTAACTTATATGTTTCCCCTCCATATGTAAATACAATGCCTTCAACCGGTACAATTTTTTTGAATCCGCCTAATTTTTTTATTCGATTTAATTCAACTTTTAATTTATCTAATGTTTCAAGATTATTTGATGATTTTACAGCTCGTAATACATTTGCTAACTCTTTTCTTATATCCTGAACTGCATTTGATGGGTTTGCTGCTAAGAAATTGGTTGCATTTTTCAATACTTCGGCTCCCAATTTTAAAAATATAGATTCGAATGGTTCTAAATTTTGTTTTTGATATTTTTTAAAGTCACTTGTATCAAACCCTATTACCCATTCTAAAAATGCTTCATTATCTATCATTTTTTTGATTTTAGTAATAGATGTACTTTTATTGTAAAATGCCCATCTATTAACTAATAATTCTAAAACATCTTCTGGAATATTATAATTATCCTTTTGTGCCTTGGCTTTTATAACTTCTCTCCACCAGGCAATATGATATTCAGTTACTTTGTCAGTGTCTTTTAAATTATATCTATTTCTCAATTGATCTAATTCTTTAAATAATGCGTCTTGGTAATCTTGAAAATTTTCAACTGGTCCTAGTTTTATTTTTTGTGGTGGGATTAAATTAAATGTTGTTTGCATATGTGCATTTGCATCTTCAATTGCTTTCTGTACAACATTACCTCCGGACATATCAGTTTGCACTACTTTTCCGTTTTCATCATATTCAACTAAATTATGAAATTGTAATACTGCTTTTTCATATGCAATAACATTTTTTGTATCAGGATAAATGATTTCCATATTTGCAAATATTTTTCCGTTTTGAAATATAGAATTTAATTTTTCAGCACCTACCTTTGCAAAAGCTGCAGCTAAATCAGTACCGGCTTCTCCAAATGCTGCAGATATGGCTCCTCTTCCAGCAAACTTTGATTGGAGCTCTTGTACAGTTAATGGATTAACACGTTCTTTAACCCCACGAGCAAACTTAACCTGTCCGTCTTTGACAGTCATGAAAATATTTTGGCCATCTGTTTTTTCAGTAACAGCATTTTCTATATCTAATCGGCCTTCTAATGCTCTTGCAATCATTTCTTTCATATCAGCAAATGTTAATTCGTGCCTATCATATGGATGATTCATGTGACCGGCAAGGCCGCCTTCCTTTAAATATTTTGTACCAAAAACTGTTTTAGGAAACTTATCAAAGTCATATACAAATCCTCTATCACCGGAGTTATCTAAATATTTTCTTAATTTGTTTATTTTTTTAATGTGCGCTTTTGCCCCTTTAGGAGTTTCATATCCTTCGGCTAATTCAATATCCATTTGTACGTCTGGATACTTATCTATCAATGTTTTAACAGCGGCTATATTTTTAGCAGAATCATCTATAAAATAAATGTCGTCATATCCCTTTTTAATTTGATCTTCTATCCATTTTGCTTTGTCCATTGGATTAGAAGAACCAATTGCAACTACATATATATTTTTAAGCCCATGTTCTTTTTCTAAATATCGTTTTACTGGATATGCAATTGATCTAGCAGTTAATATAGTTGTCTTTGCTCCCGGATCATTGTGTGCTTGTCGTAATGCATCGATATTAATAGATATTGGAGTTGCACCCTTTATAATTTTATCAAAGTCTTTGAAATCAAAGTCATCTCCTGGTCTTGGTTCATATACTGCAAACTCTGATGGACTTAATTCTGTGTTGGTACCATCTTTGTGAGTAACATATATGGTAGCATTCATTTTGCTTAAAGTATCATCGAAGTCAAATACTCGTAATCGTTTACCTGTTCTTAATTCAGTAAATAATTCAGTAGCATCTTCTTTTAGTTCCTGTAATAACCATTCTTTCAGATTCAATGATTCATTACTAGCATTCCTTACTAATATTTTTTTTAATGATGGTTCTAATTCTCCCTGTGCTCCAACTTCAATATTAAAATCTGGTTGTCCGTCGTTTAAATACATATGTAGAGCTTCATGTGCTTTTTTAAGGTTAGGATGTTTTATTCCAGCTTCATAAAATTTTCTTAAAATTTCCCCGGCACTATTATACTGTTCTTCAAACTCTTTAAAATCTTCGAGTGATACTTCTTGGCTACTAGTACTAGTATCAGAATCCAATTCAAATTGAGTATATTTATTTAAATCAGATAAACTTTTTAATTCAACTCTACGGTCGTTTGCATCTAGTCCATAAATAACAGCGTTATATTCTCCTAAGCCATCTGATCGTTTCCCACTTAGCTTTTGTTTTAACTCAGCTCCAGCTGTTCTTTTACTAACACTCGTTGTTGGATCGCTAACTGTTTCCTCGCTGTTTGAGCCTAATACAGCTCCGTCTGCTGATACGCCGCCAAGCATTTGCCAAATATTTTGTATTATTGATTCATCATAATTTGGATAACTTTCTGCAAATTTACTATATAAGTTTGCTTTTAATGCTGCTCTTACCGTACTTGCTGATATTGGGTTACCATCTATATACTTTAATGGGTCGCCAGAAACTGTTAATTCGATAGCATCCACACCAGGTGCAATTAGTCTTCCTTTTTGATCGCCAACTGTTTTATATTTGTCGATATTTGGTATAAATGATTTAACACGAACATAATCATTATCCTTTTCAGATGCAGCTAATGCAAATTGACCTTGTGTATCTTCTGGTAAATTAAAGAGATATTCATATGCGGCCATTATTGGAGAATTAAAATCAGTGGGTTGTATTTCAATGTTGTTATTCCGATTTAATAAATTAAACATTTTAATACTAATATCTCTAGTTATACCGTCTCGTTCTTTTGGACCTATTAACATGATAACTCGATCAACATTCGGATTTTGTGTATATCGTTGTGCAAGAGCCATATGAGCTCCTGTTATTGGCTTGAAGCCTCCTGGGAATAATACTGTTACGTTCTTCATTTTATATAAATATTACTTTAAATTATTATCATGATTAAAATAAGTTTTGCCAACCCGAGCCGTTCCAACATTGTAATTTACTCGGGATTGCAGTTGTATTATAAACTATTAATCCGGCTACTTTTGATGGTATTGCATCACGCTGGCTACTCGTCATTCTTGGTGGCAAGAATCCTTGAGATGTACTGTCGACTTGCAAGGCAGCAGATGGACTATTGACGGCGCCGGTACCGCCGCCGACATATATAGGTCCTGCTGCAGTTGATAACCCTCTATGAAAATTTACCAATCCTTTTGTGTCAGTGCCCCAATCAAATGATGATATTCCAACAGGTCTATAATCACTAGTAGATTTTAAAAATTGTATACGACATCCGCTTTGTAATTTCCATAAAGAGTATTGGGAACCAAGTGTACCATCTGGAGCAGTGCCATATTGAGTGCCGCCAATAGTTCTTGTTTGAAATAACGGATAGTGCCAATCATCCGGGTCAGCATAAAATACATCGGTATAGGTGGTTTTTGCTTGTTTAGCTAAATATACTGGCGTACTTCCTAGTGTAGCTACTTCAAATTGTATAGCATCTCCATCTCCTACGCCTAATCCCGAATCGGGTGTTATTATTTCTCCAATTGGATAATCTGGCGGAACATTGATACGAACTTGTGTTGCTATTTCTCCTCCTAGAGACCCATCTAATATTAATCTAGTAAAATTTCGACTGTTAAATGAGTAATTTTGAAAATATAGTGCTTTATTGCCGCTAGCAATGGTAATAATCCGATACATTATTAAATCTGCTACTAAATAATCAGATAATTGCATTTTATTTGCTTCTACAGTGCCTGCTTGTGTTACAGAAAAATTACTAGCTGATATAGCTAAATTGCCATTTGATCCACTTATAAATACTGAACCTTGTTTACCGAGAAAAAATTTATCTGTTACTATTTCTAATTCGCTCGGATCGGTACGAAATTTAAAATAGCTTTCTGACGTAGCTACCATTTCTAAACCTATACCCTGATATGGCGTAGCAGTCTGTTGCGGTAATGCAGATCCAGAAAATAATAGAAATCCTCCACCTCCATTTGAACCGGTAGCTTGATTAAATCCTTCATATCCTAATGAACGTATATATCCTGTATTTTTTAATCCTGAAATGTCAATTCCAGATCGTAAACTATCAGCTACATATAATGATCCAGTAAGCATTGAAAATCCACCATCAATATATCTATTTCCGCCTTCCCAATTTTTATCGTATATATAACTAACTGTTTTACTTCTATTTCCAACTATATTATAATATTCAACTTTAAAAGATAATTGATTATCACTTTTATGTTTTGTCGGTATTTCCGATCTAATTCTTGTGTAATTTGGACTATATCCAATTTCTGCATTTGTTAATGTTTTGATATCTGCAATTTGCCATTGACCAGAATCTACCACAAATAACAGTGAACCGTTACCTGTTTTATCTGCTTTAAATTCAAATTCAATATCATCATATCTTTGATTTGTAGCTGTACATTCAATTTCTGCAATTTTTTTACCTACTGTAATAGGCAATGCTTGATTTAATAAATCAGATGGAGTATAATTAAATGCTGAACCTGATGCATAAATAAATAATTTAGGATTCTTATTACTACTTACTGTACTTCTCGTTGCCAATGCATCTATTGTTACTTTATATTCTGATTGGCTAATAAAATAACCAGCATATTGATTTTTAACTTGTGCAACTACAACATTGGTATTTGAAGTAATATCTGCTGCACTATCAATAAACATTCCATTATTAATAGAAGCGGTCGTCCATGTTAATGTTGGTGCAGTCGTTTCCGTTTTTCCTAGATATGTATGTCCTTCCCAATATGTGTCAATTACACTTTGAGTTGTAAATACTCCAATTGATTGATCTGGTGTTAATGATGCCGTGGAATCTACAAATATTTCTGTTCCTTCTAATGCTACATCATTAACTAGCTCCCAGGTACCAACAGTTCCTTTTGTATTTGCAAATACTTTAATTCTAGAAATATCTCCGGCAGATGGTTCTAATTTATCAATTTGAACTAATGCAAATGATTGTGAGTTTTGAGTTGAAACATATTCTGGAGTTGATTCGTATGAAGCCGTAAATGTAGTAGCCGTAAATGAGTTATATGTATGTAAGAATATACTTTGATTACTATTTACTACATATGGCGTTTCCAATTGTATTGCAGTATCACTTAATACTTTTTTTATTTTTGATGTATATGTAGTATTTGTTACATTATATGTTGGAGTCGGTTGTAACGATAATGGGGTTGGTATAGTTATAGTTCCACCTACCATATCTCCATTAAATTTACCGCCGGTAATTGTTAAAACAGGATAATTTCGTAGATATGAATATTGTACAGTTCCAGTTGAATATGCTGGAAATTGTGTAGTTGAATATGATCTATCTAACTGTACTCCTATATTTTCTGATATGGTAACTGTCGGTTCATTAACAAATATAATTTCGGATTCATTCGGAGCAGTAGGATTAGTTGGTAATTGCCTAGACCACTTAACATTAATTTTATTGCGCCATTGATCTGGTATGTTTATATTATTTAAAGTTGAAACTTCGCCAACTAATGTTACAGTAGCAGGGCCAGGTGGAGTGTCTTCATAAATATATATTGCAAAGACTCTAGATTTATCTTCATCTATATAACTTAATAATTCGCTATATATAGCATCTCCGTTTGAATCTAATACTTCGCAAGAAATACCAGAACCAAGTTTTAAATTTTCCGGATTACCTTGGAGTTTAAATAAATTTTTTCCGGAAGTTAGACGTAACGGAAATTCAGTTATTTTAAATATATCTTCTGATGTTAATGTCGGATCAGTAAAAAATGTTGGTATATTTTTAAGGCCGGAATATATTGCTCTTGATTTCGACATAGTACATTATCTTTAATATAAATATTACGTGTGTACAATATGGCTGAAATTATCAATCTTATTCACTTCCATTAAATTATCAACCATATCTCGCATTGAATCTACGTGTGATATTATAATTGTGAAATCAAATTTGGTTCTAAAATAATCAAATAAATTTGCTACAGATGCAATATGATCTTGGTCTAAACTACCCCATCCTTCATCAATTGCAATAAAATTGGGTCTAGGTAATGCTGAGACGTTAATTAAGGCTACACGAATTGCCAATGAAGAAATAAATCGTTCCATACCAGATGTTAATTCTAATGGCCAGTAACTATCTTCGTCATATATAATATAGCCATTGATATTTTTGCCGTCTGTATTTAATACCATATTAAAATCTACAACCTGATTTAAAACATTATTTATTTCTGCTTCAATTTTTGGCAACGCTGTTTTAATCAATTCATATGGAACTCCGTCCCGTTTTACTGATCGTAAATAATATTCATATGCTTTATATTCAGTCTCTAACTGTTTATATGTTTCTAATTGTTCTATTGCTGTTTTCTTCTTTGTTTTTG